TTGCCGGAGGCTTACTGGCCCGGTGGTCTCGATGCATTTGCGATGCGCCATACCACCAGGAACCACCGCGCGTGATGCGCTCACTGCCAAGCGCGGTATCCACCCATTCCCAAGCATTCGCGCCCATGTCGTAGAGCCCATTCACGCCAGCCTGGGTGGTGCCAACGCGTGCAGGACCGATGCCTCGGCTGAGCCGCGCGGAGCGATCCAGGGCAAAGGGCGTCGGCCCGCAATCGCGCAGGCAATTCGCCCCTGTCGGGCGCTCGCCGGTGGGATAGGGATAGGTTGCGCCATTCTGGAACGGCGCGGGCGGTGATGCGCGCCTTTCCGTATGCGCGGCCTCCAGCCATTCCGCATCGGTCGGCAGGCGCTTGCGAGCCCAGCGACAATAGGCCTGCGCTTCGTCGAAGGTGATGTGTACCGCAGGCTCGCGTTCATCCGCTGGCTCGCCAAAAGGCGTACTCCAAGTCCAGCCCGGCTTACGCACCCAGCCTGACTCGAACACCGAACCACCGCCTTGGCGTTCTGCCATGGTGACCATGCCGGTCGCGCTGATAAAGCGCCGAAAGGCACCAACGGAAACCTCGGTACGATCAATGGCAAAGCGGCCAATGGGCTGCATTTCCCCATCCGCATGCGCGGCCGGGGCCGCGAGCAAGCCAAGGACAACCAGCAACGACTTTCCAACCATGCGCATGCTCATAGCTTCTTCCCCGCCCAGATAACGCGCCCGATGATATTCACATCCTCGGTCGGGCGCTCATAATCATTGTAGAGCGGATTAACCGATTTGATCACAATGCGTGATGGCTCTGCGGTCGGGATATGCTCGATGCGCTTGGCAACAATCCCAAGCCCGTCCCAGATCACGAAAATGCCAGGCGGCGCCGGCACGCGCTGCGACGTATCCACCAGCACCCGATCGCCTGAGGCCAAAAGCGGTTCCATCGAATCCCCATCAATGGTGATGATCCTGAGATTGGCGGATCTTGCACGCAATTCATGGCGAATTACGGCATCAGGAAACATCCAGACTGCCTTGATTTCCTCATCACCCTCGTGAAAGGCGCCGTGCCCGGCCGAGGCACGGACATCCAATTCCGGCACCTGAGAGAATCCGGGCATGCCGCCACCAATCGCGGTTGCCGGCGCCGCCGCAACCGCCTGCGGCAAAGCAGGCTCCACTGCCGATTCTGTCTTGGCCGGACGGAGACTTTCTTCAGGCACACTAAGGAATGCCGCGAGCGCTTCGCGCGCATCTTCAGGCAGCGTCTTCGGAATTCCGCGATAGAGATACTGCTGCAAATAGGCGGCGTTTCGCCCGATCGCGAGCGAGGCTTTTTTCAGGTCCGTGCGCTTTTGCTGGATCAATTTCATGACCCTGAGACGCGTTGGATCGAGGTCCATGGTGCCTAACTCCTTGATCTGCCATTGATAGGTAATAGCCTATTTTATTTATTTGACCAGCGCAAGTTGGGCTGTCAATCCTATCCCTCATGACGAGCCGATACAGCGACGAATTCATCACGGAAGTTGAAGACTTCCTGGCATCCACCCGGATGAAAGCCACTGATTTTGGCCGAGAATCTATGGGGGACCCCAACTTTATCAGGCATTTACGTAAGGGGCGCTCGCCAAGCCTTCTAACCGCAGACCGGGTCAGCGCCTTCATGGAAAAGGTGAGGCAGGACCGCCAAGCCTCAGGAAAAAGGACGAAACTCCCATGAATAATAGTCCTACGAATCACCTCAATCAGGTCCATCTCGCCCGGCGCTGGAACCTAAGCCCGCGTACGCTCGAGCGCTGGCGCTGGCTCAACCAGGGGCCGCGCTACCTCAAGATCGGCGGGCGGGTCGTCTATCGGCTGGAGGATGTGGAGGCCTTCGAACGCGAGGTCGCCCATCAGCCTGAAGCGGCGGGGGCGCAGTGATGGATTGCCACCTGGAGCTATCCCCGCAGCCGATGGAGATGAAGGCTTCGCGCGAGGTCGCACTCAGCGAAAACGGCCTTTGTGACCGCTTCACGGACGCTACGCCCGGCGAGGCCATCACCTACCATATCGGCATGCTCGCACGTGACCGCGACAAGGTTGCGACGACTCTCCCCCCCGAGCAGCGCGACGAGTTGGAACTGGTCGCCCGCCGTGCCTGGTCCATGGCCGAAGCTGGGCTCTGTCATCTCGTGCAGCGACGCATCGACACGGAACGCTTCGCCTATGTGCTGATCGTGCGACCGCGCCACACAGGCATGAGCGTCGCGTGTTCACCCTTGGCGGGCCGCCGGAATTGAACGGACCCGCAGCATGCAATCGCTCTCCCCTCAACCAATCCCTGATCGGAGGTCAGAAATGACTCATTCCATCCACGCGCGTGCTGTCCGAGCAGAAAGGCTTTCGGCCGTCCGCCCTATCCAAAGGGGGCGCGCGTAATGGCCCTCAGGATCATCAGCGCCGAAGAGCGCTTGGCGGAATCGCGCGGCATCAAGGCAGCGATCTTCGGTGGCAGTGGCCAGGGCAAGACCAGCCTGCTTTGGACGCTCCCCGCCGACCGCACGATTTTCATGGATCTGGAGGCAGGCGATCTCGCGGTCGAGGGTTGGACCGGCGATACCATCCGCCCCCGCACATGGCAGGAATGTCGGGATTTCGCCGCCTTCATCGGCGGGCCCAACCCGGCACTGCGTGATGAACAGTCCTACTCGCCGGCGCATTACGCCATGGCCTGCGAGCAATTCGGCGATCCTGCCAAGCTTGATCGCTATGAGACGTTGTTTGTGGATAGCATCAGCGTCGCCGGGCGGCTTTGCTTTCAATGGTGCCGTGGCCAGCCCGAAGCCTTCTCAGAAAAAAGCGGCAAGCCAGATATTCGCGGCGCCTATGGCTTGCATGGGCGGGAGATGATCGCCTGGCTCACGCATCTGCAGCACACGCGCGGCAAGAACATCATCTTTGTCGGGATCCTCGACGAAAAGCTCGATGACTTCAATCGCAAGGTCTATGTGCCCCAGATCGATGGCAGCAAGACCGGGCTGGAATTGCCGGGCATCGTCGACGAGGTTCTGACGCTCACCGCGCTCAAGGACGAGCAAGGCCAATTGCGGCGCGCCTTGGTTTGCCAAACGCTGAACCCCTGGGGCTATCCCGCCAAGGATCGCAGTGGGCGGCTTGACCTGATCGAGGAACCTCATCTCGGCAGGCTGTTTGCGAAAATCCGTGCCCCGGCACGCCCGATTGCGGAACGGCTGCAACTCGCGCTGCCCGCGCCCGAAGCACCCGAAATCACTTCCCCCACCAACAGCCAGTAAAGGAGAAAGACCATGGCAGCATGGAATGACTATAATGACGCGCGCCAGAACCCGAACCTGATTCCCAAGGGCACCATCGCCAAGGTGCGCCTGACGATCCGCCCGGGCGGCTTTGATGATGCAAGCCAGGGTTGGCATGGCGGCTTTGCCACGCGCGGCACGACGGGTGCGGTGTACCTCAATTGCGAGTTCACCGTGCTTGAGGGCCAATACGCCAAGCGCAAGATTTTCTCGATGATCGGCCTGTTCAGCCCGAAGGGTCCCGATTGGGCGAATATGGGCCGCAGCCTTATTCGCAGCATGCTGAATTCCGCGCGCGGCATTTCCGACAAGGACGTCTCGCCCAATGCGCAGGCCGCACGGCGCATCACCAGTTTTGCCGATCTGGATGGCATTGAATTTGTCGGCAAGATTGACGTGGGCCCTGATGCCAATGGTGAGGACAAGAACGAAGTCCGCATGGCGCTGACGCCCGATCATCGGGACTACGCGCAAATCATGGGCCGCGTTGCACTGCCTGGCCTTCCGTCGCAGGCGCCAGCTCCTGCGGCCATAGCTCCGCCCGCCATGCAGCCTAGCGCCTACCCTGCCGCACCACCGCCGCAAGCCATGGGCGCCGATCCGCGTCCCAGCTGGGCGCGCTGAGGCAGGAGCACCCCAGGAATGATGCTTCGTCCCCGCCAGAAGCTTTTCGTTGAGCGCAGCCTCGCTGCGCTCAACAAGCACGGCAATACGCTTGGTATCGCCCCGACCGGTGCAGGAAAGACGATTATGCTCTCCGCAGCCGTCGGTGAGCATCTCGCGGGTCGCGCCAGTAAGGCGGCGGTCCTCGCGCATCGGGACGAACTTACCCTCCAGAACCACGCGAAGTTTCGCCGCGTGAACCCCGGCATCACCACCTCGGTGGTCGATGCCAGCCAGAAATCCTGGGCGGGTCGGGTCACCTTCGCCATGGTGCCCACACTGACGCGCGCGGCCAATCTGGAAGCCATGCCAAGGCTCGACCTGCTGGTGATTGATGAAGCCCATCACGCCATCGCGCAGAGCTATCGGCGCATCATTGACCGCGCCCGCGACCAGAACCCCGATTGCCGCATCTATGGTGTGACCGCCACGCCCAATCGTGGCGACAAGATCGGGCTGCGGGAGGTATTCTCCAATGTGGCGGATCAGATCCGGCTCGGCGAATTGATCGCCGCCGGCCATCTCGTGGCACCGCGAACCTTCGTCATTGATGTCGGCGTGCAGGATGAACTGCGCAATGTCCGCCGCAGCGGCGATGATTTCGACATGAATGAAGTGGCCCGGGTAATGGATACCGTCCCGGTGACCGATGCCGTGGTCAAGCACTGGAAGGAAAAAGCTGGGGACCGACAGACCGTCGCTTTCTGTTCCACTATCGCGCATGCCGAGAATGTGGCGGCAGCCTTCAACGCGGCGGGCGTGCCGACCGTCATGGTCACCGGTGATATGCCCGAGGCAGAGCGCCGCGCCGTACTCGCCGCCTATGCCTCGGGCGAGGCGCGCGTCATCGTCAATGTCGCCGTCCTCACCGAGGGCTGGGACCATCCCCCTACCTCCTGCGTCGTGCTGCTGCGGCCGAGTTCCTACAAGGCCACCATGATCCAGATGGTGGGGCGCGGGCTGCGCACCGTCGATCCGGTCGAGCATCCCGGCATCATCAAGCGCGACTGCATCGTGCTGGATTTCGGCACCTCCTCACAAATCCATGGCTGCCTGGAACAGGATGTGGATCTGGATAGCCAGCCCGGCACTGGTGAGGCCCCGACCAAGACCTGCCCATCCTGCGAGGCGGAAATCCCCATCGCCGTGATGGAATGCCCAATCTGCGGTCATGCCTTTGAGGCGGGTGGACACGCGACAGCACCAGTTTCCGATTTCATCATGACGGAAATCGATCTGCTCTCACGCTCCAGCTTCGAATGGTGCGACCTGTTTGGCGATGACGCTTCGCTGCTGGCCAATGGCTTTCATGGCTGGGCTGGCATCTTTTTCCTGAATGGTGCCTGGCACGCGGTAGGCGGCGCCCGGGGCGAACCGACAAGGCTGCTCTCCATCGGCGAACGCATGGTGGCACTTGCCGCCGCGGATGATTGGCTGAATGAGCACGAAACCGATGAAAGCGCCCATAAAAGCCGCCGCTGGCTGCGTGAGCCACCGACAGAGCGGCAATTGGCGCATCTCCAGCCCGAGCGGCGCAGCGATTACAGCCTGACGCGCTATCACGCCTCGGCGCTGCTGACCTTCAAATTCAATCGCAACACTATCCGCTACCTGATCCAAAATGCGCAGGGCGCCAATCTGGCGAGGGCAGCATGAGCCATGACGCGCTCTGCCCAATACCCCTGCGCCGTCTGCGCGCGCCCGGCGCTTTGCTTTGGCTGGTTCGACCCAGTCAAACAGAAACAGCGCCGCCCCTCGGTCATGTTTTGCAGCATGGCCTGCCAGGGCTTTTGGTCGCGCTTGGCGCGGAGATCGCCCGCCATGGTTGATCTGTCCGAGCAGGAACAAGCCGCCATGCGCGCTGCCATGCGCAACCTGGGCGAGGCCATGCAGGAAATCGGCTGGAACACGCGCCTTTGCGATTTGAACGAGGCCCAGGTGCTGACGCTGATCGAGGTCGCGGTCGGCGCCTTTCAGGACGCCATGCGGGCCACGGCCCGGCAGGAAATCGGGGAGATACCCTTCTGATGCTGGACTTCAACAGCCGCAGCCAAGCTGGCCTTGTGATCAATGCAGCGATTGATACCGCGCTGAAGCAGGACAACGCTTCCCAGGCACCGCGCAACTATCTGGGTGGCTCGCGCCTTGGCCATGCCTGTGAGCGTGCGCTGCAATTCGAATACCTCCAGGCGCCCAAGGATGAAGGTGCCGGCTTTGAAGGCAGGCTGTTGCGTATCTTTGCCATTGGCCATGCATTGGAAGATTTGGCCGTGGCTTGGTTGCGCCGTGCGGGCTTTCAGCTGTTCACGCGCAAGGGCGATCAGCCAGATGCACAGCAGTTCGGCTTTTCCATCGTGGGCGGGCGCATTCGCGGCCATGTCGATGGCGTGATCGCCGGCGGGCCCGAGATTCCCGGCATGGCGTTCCCCGCGCTTTGGGAATGTAAGACCATGAACGCCAAGACCTGGCGCGAGACCGCGAGCAAGGGTGTGGCGGCCGCCAAGCCCATCTATGCCGCGCAGATCGCAATCTACCAAGCCTATATGGACGCGGCCATTCCAGGCGTTGCGGATCATCCGGCACTGTTCACCGCCATCAACAAGGATACCGCGGAACTTCATCACGAACTGGTGCCGTTCAACGCCGAATTGGCGCAGCGCATGTCTGACCGCGCGGTGCGTATCCTGCGCGCCAGTGACGCCGGCGAATTGCTGCCGCGCATTGCGCTGACCTCCGATCACTTCGAATGCCGCTTTTGCCCCTGGGCAAAGCGCTGCTGGGACCAGACTGCATGACGGTCTGGACCGATTTCAACGACGCGACAGCGACGCTGGAGGACCGACTTCCCACCGCAGGGCAGTCGATCCCAACGCCTGCCGGGCCGGATCTGGAACAAATCAGAAGCTTTCTGTCGGTGGCCTTCAGCTATTGCGAAGGGCTGATCCCGGTGCGCGGCTTTGTCGATCAGGGGCAAGGTCTGACGATCAAGCCGCATAATATCTGGATCCCCGCCGATGCCACGGCGCCGGAATTGCTCGCCACCTATGCCAGCTGGGCAGCGCGCGAAGGTAGCGCCGTTTATGTCATCCCAGGCACCGTCGCAGAGCATGGCCAGGCCCGCGCCGAGCATGTGCTGCAAATGCAGGCCATGGTGGTTGATCTCGATACCGGCGATATCGCGGCGAAGCTCTCCCACCTGTTGCAGCACCTTGGTGAACCGACGCTGATTGTCGAAAGCGGTGGGCGCACCTCCGAAGGCGCGGCCAAGCTGCATGTTTGGTGGAAACTGACCGAACCGGCAGAGGGCGCAGAGCTTACGCGGCTTTGCGCCTTGCGCGGCGAGATCGCCGATAAGGTCGGCGGCGATCCGCATTTTCGCTCTGCCCATCAGCCCATCCGCGTTCCCGGCACGGTCTATCGCAAGGCGGGCGCGGAACGCATCGTCACCATTCGCGCCCACAACCCGGAGCGTGAATTGGACCTTGGCGACTTCGCCGAGGCCATTGCCGCCATGCCCTTTCTGCCGGGCCAGGATCGGCCACAGGCGGGCGCACAGGCCGATAAGCCAGGGCTCGGCGCCATCCTTTCCACACCCGTGCGCGAAGGCGCCCAGGACGCCTGGACGCGCTTTCAGGGCGCGAGTGCGGCCATCGGTCATTTCATCCGCCAGGTGCATGAAGGCCGCTTGACGCCCGACGAAGGCTGGGAAGCCATCTGTGGCTACAACGCGGCCTGTCTGCGCCCGACATGGCCACTGGAGCGGCTCAAGGCCGAGGCTGACGCCATCTGGGCGCGGCATGTCACGCGCAATGGGCCCGCGACGCTGCGTGCCGAAGCGCTGCCAGCCGAAATCGCATCCTACCCACTTGGCGCCCTGCTGGATGATACCTCTCCCATGCCTGATGACCTGATCGGGCCGCGCCTGCTGACGCCGGGCGGGATGCTGGTGCTGGGCGGAGCGCCCAAGGTCGGCAAATCAGATTTCCTGATCAGCCTGCTGATCCATGCCGCTGCCGGTGCGCCGTTCCTGCGCTTTACCGCGCCAAGGCCGCTACGCGTTTTCTATCTCCAGGCGGAAATCCAATACCACTACCTGCGCGAACGCTTGCAGCAGCTGCGGCTTGATCCAGCGATCCTGGCCAGGGCGCGCGATACGCTGGTGGTCACGCCAAAGCTTCGCATGCTGCTCGACGAACAAGGCGTGCCACTTGTGGCCGCCGGCATCCGCAGCGCTTTCCCCGATGCGCCGCCCGACATCATCTGCATCGACCCGATCCGCAACCTGTTTGATGGCGGCCCCGAGGGCGAAGGCGAAAACGACAACGGCGCCATGCTGTTCTTTCTGCAGAGCCGGGTGGAGGCACTGCGCGACATGGTAGCGCCCGAGGCTGGCGTCATCCTGGCGCACCACACCAAGAAGCTCAGCAAGCAGCAGGTGAAGGATGATCCATTCCTGTCGCTCTCCGGCGCCAGCGCGCTGCGCGGGTTCTACACCTCCGGCATGATCCTGTTTCGGCCGGATGAGGAAAAGACCGGGCGCGAATTGCATGTCGAGCTGCGCAACGGGCCGGGGATCGCACCGCTACTGGTGGACAAGATCGGTGGCCGCTGGGTGGAACTGGATCGCCACAGCGAGCGCCTAGTCAGGCAGGAAATAGGTCGCAAGCTCGATGCTGAAAGGCTTCGCAAGCATGATGTGATCCTTGGCGTCTTGCTCGATGAGGCAGCCGAGGGACGTCTCTATTCCATCATGCAGCTGGCCGAGAAGTTCGAGAACACGCTCGGCCTCGGCAGCAAGCACACAATCCGCGAGCGCCTGAGCGTGCTCGCCACCAAGGGCTTTGTGAAGTTCCGCCGCGACGGCAGCGAGTTCGGGCTCGAGGTTGTCAGGTCGCGCTTTGGCTACCTCTGCGTCGAGGGCATGACCTTTGGCCCGGATATCGAAACGGTGGATCCCGAGACCGGTGAGGTGACCACCTGCGCCCGCCGCGTCCTGCCCAGCCACTTCAAATGCCCCCAATCCGGCAACTGCCTGGACGTCGAAAATCCGGAAATCTGGGTCTACCCGCAGGGGGTTTTGGACGACCTAACTCCTCCCGAAAATGACCTAACTCCTGAGGAGTTAGGCCTCACTCCTCACTCCTCCCGAAAAATAAAATCATGAAATCAATAGCTTGCGAGGACAGAGGAGTTAGGTGCCTAACTCCTCAAATTTCCCACCTAACTCCTCTCTTTTGTAGTCGTAGCAACAGACTTTCGCATTTGGAGGAGTTAGGTGCTTCATCACCCCCCTACGGGGGGTGTGCGTGCGCGCCAACAAAGGCGCGCGCACACCACACCCGGGGGGCTAGGTCGCGCGCCCGAGGTCCCCCTCCCAACACCCCATCCCCAAAGCCGGGCAGCGACGGTGTGCTCCGCCAAGAACCCCACCGTCGCAGCCCTCACCACAACCATCCCCATCAGGAGACAATCATGGCTCTCTCGACTCTCCCCATGTCCGCGGCGCTGGCAAGCAGGCCGCCCATCATTTCCGATTGCGATGTCGGCACCGCACCACCACGGGCCGTCCTGGCGCTCGATCTCGGCACCACGACCGGCTGGGCACTGCGATCAGGCAACGGTGCGATCACCTCGGGCACCATGACCTTTCGGCCAAGCCGCTTCGAGGGCGGTGGCATGCGGTTTCTCCGCTTTCGCGCATGGCTGACCGAGGTCACGCACCTCGCCGGCGAATTATCTCAAATCGCATTCGAAGAAGTGCGGGCCCATGCAGGCACTGACGCCGCACACCTCTACGGCGGCTTTCTGGCTCACCTTTCGGCGTGGTGCGAGGAACGCGCCATCGCCTACCAGGGCGTCCCAGTCGGCACGATCAAGCGCTACGCGACCGGAAAGGGCAATGCCGACAAGGCGGCCATGATCGCCGCCATGCGTGCTCGTGGCTTTGCGCCAGCGGATGACAACGAAGCCGATGCGCTGGCCCTGCTGCTCTGGGCGACGGACGCAGAGGGAGGCCGGGCATGAGCCTGCACGGCGCCCCGGTGCTCGCGCAGAACCTGATCACGCGCCTGCGCAGCACAACCAACGAAGCGGAACTGCACGCCATGCGCGCGGCCGCGTGGCACCGGCATGGCGTGGCCAGCATCGTGGTGGATGACATCACCGATCCATGGCTGCGCCAAGCCATCACCAACGAAGCCAATCGCCGCTGGGGGCGGCGCAATGGGGGCAGCAATCATGGCCGCTAAGCGCAAAACCAAGCACTCCACCAAGCCGCGTGAGGATTTGTCAGCGCCATCGAAATGGCGCCTGCAGCATGGCGATGTCAGCGCACCAATCCGCGATGCAGATCCCGAGACGGGCACTCCGGTCCGGCACCGCCGCGCCGTGGATACACTCGGCATGATGCTGTCCAACGGAACCGTCACGCCAGAGATGCACGAGGCAGGCTGCATCTTCCGCACGCTATTTCGCAGTGCTGCGCTCGATAGCATGTCAACCTCTCAGCTGATCCGTCTCCCAGGATCAACCGCTGATCGTCTATCCAACCGTCAGCTTGACGCGCGTCGCCGCGTATTTGCTGCCATGGATGCGCTTGGTGGAGACGATAGCCCGCCAGGCTCCTGCATCTGGTTTGTTGTGGGGCTTGAGATGTCGGTGCGCGAATGGTCGGCGCGTAGCGGTTGGAGTGGCAGGCCCGTTTCACAGCCTTTCGCAGGCGGAATTCTCATTGCTGCGCTTGCAATCTTGGCGAGTCACTTCGGCTTGCAGCCAAGCTCACGCGCGGCCTGAAGTGCTACGCAATGGGGTGAATTGTTATGCTCATGCTCTGTTACAATTCTCCCCATTGCGGCGCGCAAATCGAGTTTGCTATGACGGTGACACGTCGAGAAGGCGCGTCGAGCTTAGTGGCTCGTCAGCCAATCAGCAGATGATCAGCCACTGTGGCTTTTGAGCTCATGGTTCCTTCCTGCGCATTTTGTATGCGGGGGGCATTCGCGCTCGACATCGCTAGCGCCAGGCCGAAAATATGGGTTGCAGTTTGCACCATAGCCCCGCCCTTTCAATAGATTAGCTGCAAACCTCGGCTCCCCAGGTTTGCACCTGGTTTGCACCTATCGGCGCCCTCAGCAGCGCCCCACCCTTCCCGGATATCCCCCCAATGACGCTTCCCTGGATGGCCGAGCGGATCCAACTCCGCGCGATTGCCTCGCTGCGCCCGCATGCCGGCAATGCGCGCGTGCATGACGCGGCACAGCTCGCGCAGATCATGGCCAGCATGCAGGCCTTCGGCTTCACCAACCCGCTGCTGGTGGACGAGGATAGCGTGGTGATCGCGGGCCATGGCCGCTTGGCGGCGGCGGAAGCGCTCGGCATCGCGAAGGTGCCGGTGATTGTGCTGAAGCATTTGGCGCCCGCGCAAAAGGAAGCGCTGCGACTTGCCGATAATCGCATCGCAGAAAACGCCACATGGGACCAGGCGCTGCTGCGTGATGCGCTGGCCAGCGTCCAGGCGGCGGAAATTGACCTCTCAGCGCTTGGTTTCTCGGCGGATGAACTTGCGGGCATCCTCGCGGCGGCTGGAGATGCCGTGTCCGACGGCGATGCGCCCGAGGCCCTGCCCGCGGATACCGCCGAGAACCCTGCCGCGCCCGCAATTGCCGAAGATGCCGACGATCCGGCCGATGCTGAGCCTGAGGCACCACGCCAGGCGGTCTCCCGCCCCGGTGATCTGTGGCTGCTGGGCGCGCATCGGCTGCTGTGTGGGGACAGCACTGACGCGGCGACGGTGGCGCGCGTGATGGAATGCAATCGCGCGGCGATGCTTTTCACATCGCCGCCCTATGGCAATCAGCGAGCTTACACCACCGGCGGTGTGACGGATTGGGATGCGCTGATGCAGGGCGTGTTTCAGCATCTGGATTTGGCGCTGCGGCCGGATGGCCAGGCACTGGTCAATCTCGGCCTGATCCATCGCGAGAATGAATGGCAGCCCTATTGGGAAGCCTGGCTGGAATGGATGCGCGCGCGGGGCTGGCGTCGCTTTGGCCTCTACACCTGGGACCAGGGACCGGGTTTGCCAGGCGATTGGAATGGTCGTTTGGCGCCGGCCTTCGAGTTGGTGTTTCACTTTAATCGAA